TTTAAATTCTTTCTTGAGAAATTTAGTCAACTGTTTTACAGCATCTTTATATGTCGACATTGCCTTCGAAAAGAATGTGTCTTGTTGCAATCCAATCATTCCCCCAGAATCGACCGACACTTTATAATCAAAAGCCCATGTACCCTTGCCTTTAGGGGATTGACCATCATGTGATAGTTTCCAAGGGTTTAGATCGATTGCATATCCTTCGTGAATATCTGTAGATTCTTTCTTCATAACCATACTAGCTATTTTGAGAAGCTTATCGATCTTCTCGTTTTCCATTTTCTTTTTTGTTGCAGAATTTACTTTATCGTAAATCTGAGCAATGATAGAAGCAGTTTGAAGATCGATCATCTTTCCTCCAACCTTAGCTCGTTGCTTATTTGATATGATCGCTTTAATTTGATCAATGGTTGATCCTTTTGCTTCGGTGAATTCTTTTAATTTAGCAAGTTTATCTTTAAGCATCTTGATATACTTTGCCTTTCCACCATATTGCTTAAATCGACTTGAATCTGGCTTTTTAATCATCTGTTCAAGATCTTTAATATCAAGTTCCTTTTCAGACTTTGCTTCGGTGAATTCTTTGAATGTTTGCATATATGTTTCTTTAATTGAAATTTTAAGTGGGGTTGTTCCTTGTTTATAAATTCTGTGATACTCTTCTTTTGGTACAAAAAACTCTTCTCCTTCTTTCATAGGACGAGGAATATCGTTATCCATCTGAAAGAACCATCCTTCTCCTTCCAACACAGTGACTTTTCTATCTCTTTTGTCACGATGCCAAACGAGTTCATCGGTCTCGACCATATGATCGAACTCTCTATACTTGATTCCGTTTTTAATTTCTTCTTTGTATGGTTTACTCATATTACCAGTAAAAATTTCCTCCGCCTTTTAAACCAAGTTCGGATGCATATCTTGGAAGATTACACGACCAATATCCTGGCGTTGTTTTATCTTTCTTTGCTGGGCAGTTGTGTCTTGCTGAGAATGATTTCCTTGCCTCGGGGTCGTTAATCTTAGCTTGAAGACCAGTGGTATCTCCAAATTGAACTTTAATCACATTGCCCTTTTCGTTCTTAACATAGACATAGAATTTCTTTTTGCCACCTCTTTTAGGTTTATTCAATTCAACCTCTGTGCCTTGATATTCTGCTTCATCAATGAATGGGTGATCAAGTGGTACTTCTTTACCCTCATACATTCCAAACTTACCAATGTCTGTTGATAATAGATATTCATCAAACTCACTCAATGGTGTGAGAGCAGATTCTTTCATCTGTCTAGCATATTCAAATAACTTGTAATAATTCTCCGAATGTGGTCGGAAGATATTATGTGCCAGAGGAATCTGATTATCACGATGGAATTTTAGTGCTGCTTCTAATTTACTCATTGATCTGAAAATATTGGTGCGTTGGCTAAATCATATTCATCAACTCCTGCAAAACTTACTTTACCACTTACTGATTTCTTTTCACCTTCTTTTACTCCAAAAGTTATAATAGTTTTACCTGTGGGTCCTTTGATATTAAGACTTACACCGGATAATTCTAGTTTGATATTTGTTACATCAAGGTCTGGGTGAGAATCGATTATAGAACTCTTCATTCCGCCTTTATTATCTTTAACAACCGACATCAACATCTTTGTTTCCTTATCAGTAAAGCCGATAACCTTAAGAATGTTTTGTCCAAATTCCTCAGTTTTCGATAAAGGCTTGATCACTCGATATATAATTTCAGCAACACGAGGATTAATAGGATTACGAGCTTCTTTTCTTTCTGCCTCGATCTTACCTACATCCAATCCATCAATTGCCTTTTGTGAATACCCTAGTTTTTCCAAGCGTTTTATCGCGTTGGCACGTTTGGTACCTTCCTTCTTCATATCTTTCAAGGCTTGCTTAATCTTATCCAGTTTCTTGGCTTTTTCAATCATTGCATTCAATCTTTTATCCTTTGCAATTTCTTTTTCTACATCGTCGGCTGCTTTTTTACCACCAAGGTGTCTTGCTATGCCAACTGCGGTACTATTCGCTAATCCGACAGATTTACTAGTATATAATTTAAGAGAATACCCTTGCAATTCTTCTTTTCCATCTTTTCTTACAAAGATTTGTATATCAGCTTTACTGGCTATACCACCTCTTTGAAAAGAAAGATTATCCAAATAACCACCAATGATAGTTGAATCATTTTCAAGTGCTTCATTCACAAGATATCTTGCCATATCTTGACTACCCTGTTTAATGATAGTTTCAGATTTCTTAAAATCTTTTGCGGCGCCTTTTAAATCCTTCGCCCACTTTTTAACTGTGCCTACTATATCTTTATAGTATTTGGCAGAATATTTTTTTGCAATATCTACACCAGCACCTTTATAATTATATATCATTAACAAGAGAAGTGCTTCATTATAGTTCCCTTGAATTGATTGAAGCGCATCTTCACTAAGATCGACTTCTGTTTTAACAGGTATTGTTACCTTTACGACATCTCCTGCTTTAGCCTTTGCTAATTTTTTGGAAAATAGTCTTTTGATTTTACTTTTTAAATCAGTCCAAACTGATTTTACTATTGCTGTTTTATCTTTAACAAATTGTTTGAATGACTTTAAATTTAGCATATGATTTGCATAGTTCCCATAAATTATTGATAGCAGTTGTTTAGTCTATTTATAACATTTCCACTCTTCATATAATTTATTTGAACACTCATTTGGCTCTATTTCCCAAGGCTCATCATCCTTTAACTTAGTCCAATCTAGGGTTTCTCCCATCCACTTGCAGGTTGTGGGTTCACGAGACATATCGACTAATTCACCTCTAGCATATTGCTTTACATGTATCATTTCGTGTGCAAATGTATCATGTATCGTATCTAAATCTAAAGATGAATCAAGTCGAATAGTGAAGTCTCGTGGACGATGGTTTGTATCATTCCAACAACAATCCCCATATAGACCTTCTTTACCTGCTAGATTCCTTACAAATTCAACGTCAACATCAATGTTCTTTATTCTAGGTAATAGCTTCTTCATATAAAAGAAGAAAGCCGATTCAATCTGAGTCCTTACCTTCTTATTCGAACCTGTTATTGATACGTTAACCATATTCTCTTACTATATCTATTATAGATTCAGAAGTCAATACTTATATCTTGAATGAAGAATAGTCAGAATCATCTTGTTGAGACCCATTCTCATTAGAGAGATTCTGTGCCGAAGTCTCAACATCATATAATCGCATCTTGGCTCGATCAATTCCAACCACAAATCTCTTATTAGCTGTTGGATCATTATATCGATTCTTTAGCTGCTTGACCATGAGTTGATTCATATTCTCAAGTTGTTCTGTTGAAATAAGAGCAAGCATTAAGTCACAAGTTGCAGGAAGTCCAAATGATTCAGAGGTGTCGGTAATCTCAACATCAGAGTTTCCAAATCCAGTTCTTGTTACCTGAGTTGCAGACCAGATTGGTACATTGAACTCAACGGCAAGTCCTCGAAGTTCTTCTGCGATAGCTTTAACAAAAGAATATGTATTGATAGAACCACCAAGTCCTTTCATACGAGATGAAGCAGCAATGTTAAGATAATCAATAAAGATAACATCAGGTTTGAAATCTTTCTTCATTTTAAGTTCATCAAGCAATGCACGGAAGTGACCAGAATGAGCAACAGCTGTTGGATATTCCTTTACAATCAATTTACCTTGTGTCTTTGATTGAATCTTTTTTACTTTAGAATCAAACAGATCTTTGGGTAGATTCTCAATATCTCCAATGTCAATATCGAATAGATTTGCGTCAATACGTTCAGCAATCTTTTCTTCAGCCATTTCAAGTGTGATATAAAGAACATTCTTACCTTCGGCTAGAGCTGCTGATGCAAAATGACACATCGCAAGAGATTTACCAACACCCGTGCCTGCAAGAATGATATTCAGTGTCTTTCGACCGATACCACCCTTTGTGATAGTGTTGAGCATCTCAATATCAAATGACATCTTATCTTCTTTCTTATGATAGAATGCATATCGTTCATCCGAGTTCTCAAGATAGTCGTGTCCTACATTTGAATCAAAGGATACACCAAGCGCATCTGATAAGATCTCTGGTATAGCACCTTCAGCCTTGTCTTTTGCCTTTCCATCAATGATTTGAATCGACTCCATAATGGCAAGGTAGACCGCTCGGTCTTTACACCATTTCTCCGTGGAATCAATTAACCATTGATCATCGACTTCTTCTTTCTTTTCGATGTCGCGAATGAGGGATAGAACCTCATTCGCATCTTCTCTTCCTACGTGTTCTGAATCTTGAAACTCAATTTCAAGTGCGGCAGAATTTGGTAGCTTGTTATACTTACCTACAAAGGATAATATTAATTTGTATACAGGTGCATAATGCTTCTCGAAATATTCAACCTTGATGTGTGGTAATGATTTTCTCGTGAAGTTTTCATTGTATATCAAATTATTTAGAATTATCGTCTGTAAGTCTTTCGTCATTATCTTTGTCTAATACTGTGGCTAATATATCACCCATCAAATTATTGAACTTGATAGAATCTTGTAATTCTTCTATACTATACTTTTCATTACCTTTGTCAATCTGATAATTGAAATTAAGAACTGCCTGATCTTTATCAGTGTGCTCTTCGATCTTTACTTCACCATAGTAGTAAATAACATCTTTGTATTCACCTTCTTGAATCTTGAAGCCATAATAATCAATGTCTTCTTTTTCGACTAGTGTATAGTTAGGAATCTCCGACATCTTCTTCAATCTCTTCACTTACCATTTCAACAGTTCCAACCTTGAACTTCTTTTCAATGTATTTTGCGAAGTCTGTCTTCTCGAATACTGGAACCCAGAATTTCTTTTCGAGTGTTTGACTTGCACGAACATTACCAGATAGTTCTTCATCATTCGCAGGATTCTTTGCCATATACCAACCATTCTTTGGCTTGACGACATATCCTCCGTCCATTGCTACATCAAGTAGACCAGACCATTTCTGAATACCACCTTCCCAAGAAACAGAGATAGGAATCTTTGACTTCTCTTTAACAAACCGAGACTTCTCGATATTGATAACAAAGTGGTAGCCTTGGATTTCTCCACCATTCTTATCTTGTTGGCGGCCGATGATCCATACATTATCAGCAGAGTACATCACACCAGTTCCACCAGATACGATAGCCTTAGGAAACATACCCTGTTCCATATAAGTGTGATTGATTGCCAACAATGGAATATCCTTTAGTGTCAGCATCGGTGTGATCATACGGAAGAGACCCTTGAGTGCCTTAGCACGAGTCATATCAGCAACCGATTTCATATTCTCAGCATCTTCGACTTCTTTCTTAGATGCGATATTACCAACAGAGTCAATGACAACAATCACTTTATCTTTTCGATCAATCTCATTCAACTGATGAACAAGATCAAACTTTAGTTCTTCGATATTTGTGACAGGTGTATGAAGAACCCGCGATGTATCAATACCAAAAGATTCGAAATAAGATTGGGGTGAACCAAACTCTGAATCATAGAAAAGCAAAACAGAATCTTCATGTTTCTTCAGATAAGCCGCAGCCATCAATAGAGCAAATGATGTTTTGAAATGCTTTGATGGGCCAGCCAAAACTGTAAGACCAGAGGCAAGACCTCCATCGATTGAACCAGATAGAGCCGCATTAATCATGGGCACTGGTGTTGTAGTCAGTTCCTTCTCCGAAAAGAGTTTAGATTCTGACAATACTGAGACTCCCGCTGAGCGAGATGATTTCTTTAGTTTATCTAATAGTGACATATTCTTATATATTATTAATTTAATTGTCTTTCACAAAGACTCCATTCTCCATCTTACCTGTACGAGATTTAATCACGT